CCTGCTCTGACGAATTCATTAGATATCATGTTTCCGTCCTTACTATCTAGGTAATACCATGTGTCCTTATACTTGACCCAACCCGTCTTCATGGCACCTTCTACATCGAAATAGTACCACTTCTCAGCGATTTTCTTCCAACCTGTCGCCATTTCTCCTGAGCCGTCGAAGTAGTACCAGTTGCCGTCTGTGTGCTTCTTCCAGCGGTCTGCAAGCATGTAGCCTAAACCGTCGAAGTAATACCAGGTTCCGTTGATTTTCTCAAACTTGTCTTTTGGATAGCTTCCATCTGAGTGTACATACCAATAGCCTGTATCATTCTTCTGCCAGCCTGTTTCAGATCCTAACCCATTCTCAATATCTCGCTTAAACTGTTCACGGCTAACACCCCATTTAGCAAGATATGGGTAAGGGTCGACGTGGTCGCTACTGTTATCCGGCTGGTTATTGGTACAGTATTCATGCGTCTTGATTCCTGCAAGGTCGTCTGTATCAAGCGTTACAGGCAATCCAGCTTCTTCTGCTAGATTTCGCAACAATTCGATATATAGAGGGTAATCCGTCATGAACTCTTCTTGAGTTTCATGGCTTTCAATCAATTCAACTGCTGCATAAGTCTCAGCATTCCAACCGCCACCAACATCCCAACTCCCGTTGTTTACAGGGCCTACCTGCATAACTCGACCATTTCCAACTACATGAGAAAAGAACCCAAGTTCAGGGTTCTTTCTGTAGTGATAGTCCGCCTCGTTTTGAGCGGTTGAGTTACGGTTCCCTGTTGAGTGGGCATGAACTTGTCGATAAGGCTGCACCCCAACCTGGGGCAAATCTGTACGTAGTCTGCTTGTGTCAATATCCATACCTACTCCTCACTTGGTTTCTTGTATTCTAGCGCTCGTGTGCTGTCTGTTATTCCGCTTGTTGTTGGGTCATTGACCAAACCGATAGCAGTCAAGAACACGAATATCGCATTGACAAGCAAAATCAGCTTGTTGCCAATATCACCCAAATCCAGATGATATCCAAAGACTGCTGCACCAGCTTGCAAGACAAGCAAGAAGGCTGGGATTGCAGTCAGCCAAAAGTATTTATTCTTTAATCGTAGTTTCCAGTTAATCATTTGTTATTTTCCTTTCTATTATGGCAATGTTGTTGGCCACGGGTCGTCTGTTAGATAGCTGATTAAGCTGACACGAAGGTCTGTTATGTCATTATCATTCGGTATCCCATTGTTGAATTTTAACTCCATAAAATTTGACTCTCCTTCTCCGCCTACGTAACAACTTCCAACAAAAGAACCAGAATCATTGAACACTGCAGTTGAAAAAGAAGACTCGCTACGAAATCCAAACGGAATCCCACCTGGCTCCAATATACGCACACCATACGTACTTCCTTGAATTCTAAATTTTTCAGAACCACGGCTAACAATTTCAAATATCCCCCAGCCCAAGCCATCTAAATTATATAATATTTGATTGTTCATGCGTCTAACTTTAATGAACGCATTTCCCACTCTAGAAACATTGTTCAACGTCCTCCAACCAGTATCCCCTATCAACACCTTCCAGCCTGTGTTACCATTTCCACTCTCTTTTATCCATTTAAGAGCGCCATTGGTTACATTGACATCTACATAGGTCGTACCTATTTCGGCAGTGATACGGCCCTCTGGAGACCCTGTGCCACGGATTTCATGGCCTACGTTTTCTGGTAGCGGTAGAGTGACATTGTTACCCCCGACAATACCGAGGGTATTTCCTGTCAAGGTCAGCCTTGGTTCAGGCTTTTGGTTCAGAGATTTAACATCACGGCCGACTGCTTGAGCGAATTCCTCTAAATTGCTCATGGCAATCACGCTTTCGCAGCATTATATGTTGCGACCAAGTCAAGGTTTGCAAACTCGTCAATACGACGACCGAGGTCAGCTAGTTTTTGAACGACTGCGCCTTCAGTGCTACCACTCAATTTAGCGATTTCCTCAGCAAGCTCTTTAAGAGTGTTGAGATTCTCAGGTACCCCATCACCTAAAAGATCGTTCTTAACTGCGGTTTTTGCCTGCTCAATAGCCTGCGTTAAAGTAGCATTGTCAATCTTTGTATCTATTAACTGCTTCATCATCTTGCTATCCGCTCCCAATGCCTGAGCGAATGCAATTAATTTACTTGTGTCCATTGTTTCACACCTTTCCTAAGTTATAGTACATGAGCAGGTCTGGAATTTCCGGACATGCTCCACCTTCGCTAAGCTGTCTTTTAACTTCTTCAGCGATATCCAGCTCTTTGAGAGTATGAACTACCTCAAGAACCAATTCTTTATCCGACGCTTCAATTTCAATGTAAGTTTTTCGATCGCTTGGAAAGATATATCCCCCAGCCGAAATTTCTACACGGTATTTACCGTTTGGCAGAATGCTGTCTAAATTAAAACTAACAGATTGATCCTTGACGAGTGCTTTTGTCTTCCAACAATATTTATCTTTTGTTAGGGTTATAAGAGCTTCTTGCCCCTCAAGAGAAGTAATACCACGGAAATTTTCATCTTGCAATTCAAATCCGAAAGTAGAGGACAAATCTCCCTGCTTGACACGAACGCCTCCGTCAACCTGAGTCAAATTAGTCGTATTACTAAATCCCATTCCATGCCCCCTTTCTAATCATCTATTAAGATGCCTTCTTTGATATCCAATTTTTCAAAATCGCTGAATAAACGGTCTATGTAGCCATTACCTCCTAGAGTTTTATAGCTTTTATGCATGCTTTCCACTAGGGAGAATTCATCTCTAGAGGTATATCCTCTGTTAATAGCTCGTCGCATATCACGGTCAAGGCGCAACTTCATGGTATTTAGATGCGCCTCATCGTGAATTTTTAATTTTTCTTGCACTTCGTCGATTTTGGAATTGCTATCTTTAGCGGTAGTCTGGACATCTTTAATCTGTTTCTTAACATCGGTTAGTTCGGAGACGATTTTCTCCGTCTCTTCTTTGGCTTTTTTCGGCAATTTGTAGCTAAGCCAAGCGATGATAATTGGTGAAGCCGATGGTAGCACGTTCATGAAGAAATGTTCTATCTGTTGTAAGACGTCCATAAACACCTCTCTAGTTCGCCAAATTACTCAAGCCAAGGCGTTCCAATTCTTTGCGTACACGGTCTTTAAAACGTTTATTGACAAATGAAAAGTCAATCGCTCCGCGTTTCAATAGGTTGATGTACATGTCGATTTTAGCTTGGTCTAATGTAATTCTACTCATTGTTGCTACCTCCATTGTTTTCACTAGTGCTCGCTTCGCTTGTCGGTGTAGGAATTTCATGTTCTGTCTCGCTTTCTGTTGGTTGTTCTACTGCTGGTGCAGGTTGTGTAGGCGCTTCTGCTACTGGTTGTTCAGTAGTTGGTTGCGGTTGCGCTGTTGCTGGTTCAGATACGACCACGTTAGGAACTCCGTTTGTAGCCACTTCTGTAGCCGGTTGAGGTTCTGGTTGAACTGGTGGAGTTACCGGAGCGGATTCAACAGAGTGTGTTTCTGCCTCAGCAACGTGTGGTGCTTCCTCGTGTCCCTCTGCTTCTTCCTCGTGCTCATGATCAATACCGTTGTGTTTCTCAAGTACTTCCAAGCGTGCAAAGATTTCTTCGATATCGTCAGTATTATGCAAGCTGACCTTCTGCATACCTTCCATAAGCTGGTTGGCTTGTTCAAGTGCTGCAGTTGTTTTAGCCAATTGTTCTTGGTTTTTGACAATGGCACTAGTAGGGTCTAACTCAGTTCGTAACACATCTTTAACTGCTTCAATGAGCATTTCGTCTGTATCACCCAAACGGTCACCCTCTAACTCGCGAGTGAAAAAAGTAAACGGCTTGTCACATTGAATAGAGACTTCCGTCTTGCCAACTCTAAAAAATTTATTTACTAATACAAATTCCATGTTAAATTACCTCTTTTCCTTTTTAGAATAAAATTGAAAACGATTATTACGATTAGACAAAAAATAATTTTTATCTGACGGATTGTAAAACTCCATAGTAACTTTGTAGTAAGACCTGCTGTTCCAGCTATCAGTATAAATTTCCGCTGTCGCTGACTTGATTAATATTGTTCGACCTGTAATGATTAACTTACCATTGCCCCAATGACCTGTATTTCTATATCCATTCCGTTCCACTACCAAAGAAATAGTTGATTCTCCGCCACCACTAATCGAAATTTCTTCTGAGACGTCTATTTGTTTTACAAACATCGACTTCTCCCAAACCAACCTTGAACCAACATATCGCTCTACAATCTCATGTCCCCCGACATAGATTCCTTCTCTTCTAGCCATAGCATCACCTACTCGTACACATCATAGATTGTGTTGGGGTCTTTCGTGCTAATCGCATTATATTGTGCTTTTGACCCATACCAATACTTCATTTGTTGATTTCCGTTTTGGTTAATCAGCTTGTGTGCAACTACTTCGGACGGTGTACTTGGGATTCCAAGCGCTGACCTGTTTACTCGTAAAACACCCGAGCTATCGACTGTAATCGTTGAATTATCAGGTCGCACCACACCAGCCTGCCCACTAGTTGCAGTTTTGGCTTTCATCACACCATTTGACACCTCTGTTGTCTGGTTATCAGGTCTGACAATCCCGTTTGAGCTCGACGTAGCTACTGATACATTGCTACTGATTCCATTTTTTAATGTCTGCACAGATACTTTCTTCAACCCACGACCATCATGAATCATGATGTTGTCCGAGTTGTTGACCTGACTAGCCTGTGGCAAATCAGTTACTTTTCGTGTCTGTGTACTAATTACTGCCATCTTATACCTCCATAATGTATTTCCAATCTGCGACAATCACACGGCCATTTTCATCAGCAAGTAAGGTATGTTCTGTACCGTCGTCTGTACGAATCGGAGCAGTGAAGTCATTCTGTAAGAACATGTACTCGATAGCATTTAGTCTATCTTCGTGCTCCTGAAACTCACGCTTCAAGGCCTCTACAGACTCATAACTTGCTTGTCTAACGTTGTCTACGTTACCCAGACCAACTTGATGCTTCGTAACGCTATGTGGGTTGTTGCGATTGTTTAAGTGATTGTTGAAATCTTGCTTACTTGCTTGTTCGACGTTTGCGACATTCCCTAGCCCCACTTGTTGTTTAGTGACACCGTGTGGGTTGTTGCGGTTGTTGATGTGACCAGTTAGATCAACCTTCTCAGCCTTGCTTCTAGTGAACTCGTCAATCTTTTCGGGAAGACCGTCAATATCAGATACCCTATGACGATGGGTTGCGTCGGCTTTCCCATTCCAACGTATTCGTTCCTGGTCAGAAACGTGACGGGCAGTGTCTCTAATGTGATTATCGATATTGGTCTGTAACTTTCTTTCTGTCGCCTTCAATTCAGGGACAGTCGCATAAACCAAGTTAGTCGCATTGTATTGAATGTTAATCTGACTATTCTTGCTGATAGTTGTATTGAAATCATAATCTCGATATACATAAGCAGATGTTTTAGGAGGAATTACATCTCCCTGCTCTGCCCAAGTATACATGTACATGAACTCTTCGTGATTCCCACGTTTTGCAAACACACCGATTTCATTCACAATCATTTCACGCTCAATCTGTGAATTATCAAATCGAGCTGTAAGACGAATCGTATCAGCTACATCAGTCGATAAGGACTGTGTCACTTGCAAAGAATGGACAACTTGTACAATATTGTTTTTCTTGCCAATGTCCGTTCGATGCCGTCCGCTACCTAAAGCTATTCGAGTAAAGACCAGTGGTTCTCTATTTTGAATTGCTAAGGCCGTTTCACTAATGGCTTTATCGGTCACAATAGGCTGGATAAAATATCCCATTTATTTCCTCCTATTCAAATCGAACTGAACGAATATCACTGAATGTATGAGCGCTAATATAAATTGCGTTCATCATCGGCGCTTCAACTGAGAATTGGATTCCTAAGTGAGCAGGAATCAATTCACGCACATACTTTAAGAAACGGTTCAAATACCCCGTCGGTAATTGCCCTAAAAATCGGATATGTACCGCTGAACCCTTGACCGTTACTAAGTTATTGACATTCGTAAAGCTCTTTGTAATTTTTTGTAAACTCACTGAATTGATTTTAATCTTGGAAGAAATTAAAGTGATTAGATACCGCCTTCGTTCTTCCAAGTCGGTTGTTTTCGGTTTTACCTGAAGAGCCTTTTCCCAACGTGTAATCCAGTCTTCCGTCGCTTCTGGCAACAGCATCAACCGTCTAGTATCAAAGATTAAGTCTGTAATCAATTCCAACTCTGGAATCTCAGTTTCAAACAAATCATTGATTGTTGGATCTAAGACCTCTGGCAAAGCCGATAACATACGATATCTAACGTGCGACATTAATAGTTACCTCCGCTAGCTTAGGAAGCATCGTGTTTGATAATTCGATACTCTGTTCCCTGTCGTTCAACAAAATACGGTCCACATCGCGAACCCCATTAATTCTGTCAATGATTGTAGCAACTTTATAGTTTCGAACCTCTTTCTCTTCAAATGCTTCTTCACGTAAGTATTTAATGAGTTGAACTTTCGCCTCATTCTTGATTGTTTCAATGTCTACATCTTCATCAATCTTGATAGTTGCAGTAATACGAACGTTGTAGCCACTTACAGACTGCACGGTCACATAAGCTCCGATTGGAGCCACACCTAGCCCATGGCCACTTGGTTCAGGATCCAAGTAATTCTTGAATTTCTTTACCAGCTCTGCGCTTGCTTCATTGCCGTCAGCATCCGTAATCGATACACGTACTGTATTTTCACCTTTCCAGAGCGGTTCAATAAGTGCTGAACCAACACCAACGAACTCACTTGCCCATTTCTTGTATTGGGCAATGTTCCCGTTTAAAGTCGGTGTTTTCAGATACTCAATGGTCCGTTTGCGGAGTTGTTTATCTGTCTCTTCGTCTTCTCCTACGACGATAACAGAGCCAATTTCTGCTCCTTTAAAGCCGCTCAATACATCAATGTTGATGAGTTGACCTCTTACATAGTTGGGAGCATTTCCGACTTGTTCAGCTACTACACTATACTCAAATCCAGAGCGACGTTCCAAAACACGGAAATTATACTCACTATTAACCACGCTGAAACGGGTTCCGAGTAGGATTTCCTGTTTGAATTGAACCAGTCGTACTGATGCCGTGGCTGGCAATCGTTCAACTCCGAACTGCCTACATAAACGAGTTAGGAAGACTCCTGTACTCGTATCTAAAAAGTTGACTTCCTCATACGACTTCAAGACCGTATACTGAATGGCAACTTCTCGAGCTGCAGGCGCAACTAGATTGTACAAGACAGACCCTTGTCTCTTATCATACTTATCATCAAACAAGGCCAGCATATCCTCTAAAATCTCTGGATATGTTTTTACCTTTATCATCGTTTCACCTCCAAATCCATTTCAAATGTTCCAAAATCACTATCAACCATAAACTGCACATAAAACTCATCTTTCTTTACCTTAGTAGAGAAAGAATGAGCCTCATGGATCCTGTCGTCTTCATACAAAGCTTCTTTTATGCGTCGTGCAATATCCATCTGGGCATAATCCATATCTCCACCAAATAAAACGTCTAACTCAACACCGTATCGATGGTCATAAATCGTATAGATAAACCGTTCAGTCGTCAGCATTCGTCTGATTGATTGCTTCAGAGCATGGATACCGTCTGTCTCCAGCAAGATATTGGTTTCATCTAGTGTTAAGCTAGGCTGTTTCTTAGCTTCAACAACATTTTTAGCGATGTTTAAAAAGTTTGTTTTAGGAGTACTCATTCATCAGAACCCCCTTTCACTTTGCGCTTGTAGTGGAAAATCTTCTTGTACAAGACATAATAAAACCCTCCACCATCTTGTCTGATGAGATGAAGGGTTTGTCCAACATACTCAGGATCCAATGTTTCATCCGTCCATGTAACAGCTAACATAGAATCATCCAAAATCAACTCATTAGTCAATTGAATTTTGAGAGGAGAAACCGATAAAACAACACCAGTTGTTATCTTGGCAAACTGACGATTTTCAATAAAATTACTGATGAGTTTTTTTAGATTTTCTATCACTTCCATCTACTCGCCTCCTGCCATAAATAATTTAATTTCCATCGTGTGCTTTTCCGCACTGAAAGAATGCGTTGCCTCTTCAATGACATACCACCCCTTCTTCTCAATATCCTTGACATCCACATAGACTGCGTGACCTGCTAAAAAGTCAATACTTCCAATATCAGCTTTCAGACTGAAAGTTTCTTTGGGACGGTTTTTCATCTTCAAGAGCATTTCGCCCCATTGCTTTATTTGCCCCTCAGTTGCTTTCTCGTCCACTTTTTTCATGTATTGGAGTTTTCCCCAAGCGCCGATATTGTAGCTGTCCTGATAGATGTAGACCTCTCTCTTTTTGGTTTCTTTGTTCTCTTGGATCAAGCGGACAATATTAGCACTGTCCTCAATCGAACCTTCAAACTCAAAGCTAGACATAAAGGATTCATTTCCGATAATGTACTGGATTGGTAAGTTTTTTGGAGTTGTTAGCGTCAACTCGCCAAACTTATCATACAAAACCAGCAACTCTCCACTTTGAACTAAGGTCTCGTCCATAGCTTCTTGGATAATATCCAAAGCCTTCTTATCTTCCTTCAACTGAGGGGATAAGGTCACGGCTGGGGCTTTTAGTTCCCCAATCTTCAAATCAAAATCTCCTGCGATTGCCGAGACGATTTGATTGACGTTTTTATCCTTGGCAACAAAGTTGATATTGCGTAGTAAGTACTTTATCTGGTCATGAAAAGTCAAGGTTGTTTTGGTGTCTTTTTCGTACTTGATTTTCGTCAAATAACCAAAGAATACCTCTTTATCATCTAGCTTGAAAGCGAGTGGAGAACCATATTCAAAGGCCACTTTTGTAGAGTTGTACAAGGTAATCTCCACGCTCCAAGCCGACCCTTTTCTAATTGTCTTGAATTCGACCTTTTCAGACACAGTCGCTAAATCCCATGTATCTCCAGTTTTGTTGTTCTGATAGAATAATTGCATCATGGTATCACAAACTCCTGTCCAGGATAAATCCAATGAGGGTCTTTGATTTTGTCTTTATTGGCTTCGTAAATTTCAGTATATCGGCTACCATCTCCATAAAAAGTCTGAGCAATTCCCCACAGCGTATCACCGCTCACAACCGTATGGCTTTTTTGAGCAGGTTTCTCAGTCGTAGGGCTACGTTCTTCCGTAGCTTTCGCCTGCGGTTTCTTTTTAGTAGCCTCAAGTGCTTTTTTATCTTTGATAGTAACCTTCCGTGGCTTGTGAGACCGATATTGTAAAAACTTAATCTTGTAAATCAGATCATTTTCATATCCTGTCTTGGTAGAGACATCGAACTGCTCCACTAGAAATTTCCCGTTAATAGCAGAACCAAAAGCACCCCCAATCATGAGTTGAATAGGAGTGCCTTCCGTCTTAAATTTACGAATTGAGGATACAAAGGATTCTGGAGAGACACGGCTATTCCGTTGGTAGTTTCCATCGTATCTTCCGCTAGGAATAAAGGATTCAAACTCAATCGATTGAAGCTCTGGATTTCCGACAAGCGGAACATTACCAGTATCGATGATAGCGACTGTTTCGATTCCTTGCTTGTCCTCCAATTTGATTTCTTCTGGATTCACTGGCAATTTAATGCCTTCAATAAATATAAACATCTGCTACCTCCTTCCTAGTAAGCCATAAGGCCGTCAGCGCCGTTATTCAAAGCGTCCACAATCGTTGCATTCAAATCATCCAATACGTTAGCATACTGGCCAGCGTTGTTAATGGAGTCAATGTTGGTGACAATCTCTGGCTTCAAGGTAATAAAATTCTGTTGCCACTTCATGGTCGCAACGTCCTTAATCAGCTTGATGTATTCATCGTCCAGTTTGATTTCATCTTCAATCTTGCCAACTTTGTCTAATTTACCACCAGTTGGATTGTGACCGCCTTTTTCTCCGTCGCCTTGTCCAGGGACTGAACTTGCTGGGCTGAGTTCGTAAGGTGTAGTGCCTTGGTCACCCAAGAAATTGTTTCCTGCACCGTTGGCATCTCCAGCACCTTTGAAGAAACCACCGACAGCCTTATCGATACCTTGACCGAATTTATAGCCGTTATTAAAGGCCTCACCGACGCTACCAAATTCAAGATACCCCAGTTGTGGAGCGTCAAGGTGTGGAGTACTTAAGCTGGCCTTATGTTGTTTCAGACCATCTGCCAGGTGCAAACCTTCAAAGGTTTTCTTGACTGGTTTTTCCATGCTGTCAATGGCGTTAGCGATATCACCGGCAAAATTCGTCCGACCGAGAGAAACTGTTCCAACAGCGCTCAGATTTAGACCAAATCCATTCAAGAATCCAATCATCTTATTAAAGCCACCAAGAACAGAGTTAATCATGCCCTCGACTGCACCAATAACACTATTAACCATACTATCTACAAATCCAGCGATAGCGACCGCCATCCCTCTACCACCTTGGGCAATATCATACCATGCCATTTGACAGTTATAAGTCAATTCATTCCATAGATTTATAGCTCCCGTCACAAACCAGTCGATAAAGTCTAAAATACCTATTAAAATAGTTAAGATAGCCTGATAGAGGAACATCCAGAATGCTATTGCGGTATTAACATACCAAAAGATGCCTTGTAGCATCATATTAATCACCCAGATAGCTACATTGACGAGGCCAATAAGTATATCCCAAATTACCATTCCAAGGGCAAATATCGCTCCCATGATGATTCCTGTAGCTGATACGGCTGCACCAGTAAGATTGTTAAACCATGTAACTAAGGCATAGAAGAGACCAATCAGGATAATGACTGCCATCACAATCAACATGATTGGGTTCATTGCCATCACTGCATTAAAACCAGCCATTGCTGTTTTAGCCGCGTTGGTAGCAATACTAAATAGTTTAGTAGCGATTTCCGCTGCATTCATCACAACTACATAAGTTCCTATAGCGAATGCTACAGCAATAATAATTGGTTGAATCACAGACCAGTTATCGATGACAAATTGAGCAATCGGCGCCAACATACTCAAAACAGCCCCAATCATATCCATAGCAAAGATAACCGCTTGAACAACATATTGAAGCACCGTGGCCACAATCTGGGCAAATTGTTGGAAGGCGGATGAGTTCACTATCTGATTAATCTTAATCGATATCGGCTCAATCGCCTTGGTCACAAAGTTCAGGAAGTTCTGCCATGCCCTGCCCCAAGTTAGGGGCATATTGCGGAATTGCTTGTCAATCGTATCGCTTGCTTCCAGCATGGCAGTTTTGACAATGTCGGCCGTAATCTTCCCGTCTGCACCTAGTTTTTTAACCTCACCACGACTGACGCCTAGCTTGTTTGCAATAGCTTGAATTAAGGCTGGTGAAGTTTCAGCAAGAGAACGCAACTCATCACCCTGCAACTTACCACTAGCCATAGCCTGAGTAAGCTGAAGCATGGCACTTTTTTGCTCTTCAATGCTTGCCCCACCTACTACAAAGGATTTGTTCATGGTTTCTAAAAAGGCAATTGTTTCGCCATTATTTTGGAAAACATCGCCAGCCTGCATCCGCATCTTAGCGACACCGTTAGCCATGGTTGTATAGGCTGAACCTGTACGTTGTGCGGATGTATAGATAGATTTTTGAAGTTCCTCTGTCGTCTGCGTACCATCACGGATCATATCTAAACGAGCGTGCATATTGGCATATTCATCTGACATATTTATAGCTTGTTTGGCAGTTTTAACGACTGCAATACTAGCTAAAGCAGTCTTCAATAGACCTTTCAAAGATCCTAACTTACTTAATTTGTTAGAAGCATGGTTCGAAGCATTCCCTAAATCTCTTAGAGCCAGTTCTTCTTTTTTTAGTCCTGCAGCTGCTAGCGTTGAGCTGCTTATAAATCTACCGTTGATATCAATGACTCGCCCAGCTTTATTGACAAAATATTGACCAGAATCACCAGCTTTTTTCATAGCTGACTCTTGCGCCTTCATAGCTTTATCTATGCCAGAGCCTGCATTTTTGACACGCTCCATAGTCGCATAGATTTTATTTAAAGTGCCTGTGACTCTATCGGTCAAAGACATGGTTGTTTGTATATTGGCCAATAGAATCACCTCACTTCTTCATTCTTTTACGTTGTTTCGCCTCTTCGTGCATGACTGCAGCGAAAAAGGCTTTTTCTTCTACATCCATATTCACAAATTCACTAGGGCGAATGTAATAGTTTACGAGGGCGAAGTAGGCAAGTTGTGCCTCCGCGTCCTCTTTTATTAGTTTTTTGCCTCGTCAACCTTGTCTTGGAATGTCTGGTTGATACCGCTGAGTTCGGTTACAGCTTCCAAAATCAAGGCGCTTTCGCCCCAATTAAACATAGTACCGAACAACTCAGAAGCTCCCATGGTTCCATACGAATCTTGCAATTCTTTATCATTAAGATCAGGAACCACGATAGACGCAATACAGATTTCACGGTTATATTTAACACCGTCAAAGACACGCTCTTGACGTCCGTTACGACCAGGCTTATTGACAAAGCAACGGTCATTGATTAAGTCCGCTTCACGAGCGCTCAACACTCGAATTTTAACTGGTTCCTCAAAAGAAGGAAGCAAGACATCCTTGGTCTCTTCCCCCTTTTTATTTTGTTTCAAAAATGCTTTTAATCCACTCACCACTATTTCCTCCTTGTGTTAGTATTTAATTTCTTGGAATTCTGATAGGATATCAAAATCTTGGAATGTGAAGTCTGTTTCTTCGTCAATAACCTCATCCGCTGATCCATCTAGTTTAAAGATAAGTGATTCTTTGAACAGAACACCTTTCAAAACAATTGTGTAACGGCCTGCACGAGATGTGCGGTCTTCGTTGGTACACTTAATATCGATACGAGGCAACAAGCCGTTTTTAACGTATTCCAAAGCCATCTTCTTCAATTCAGGACGATGGTAATACATCTTCACAGTTCCTGTACCTTCTGCACCCACAATCTTACCACCCTTCATACGAGAGTTCAGAGGGGTAACGTCAGCTTTTGTGTATTCAATTTTCGCTTCTAGAGAGATAAGCTCTGCTAGTTCATATTGCTTGTCATTGATTGTAAAGAAGACCGTTCCTTCCTTAGCGGACAAAGCATCTAATTGATTCATAATAGCCATTAGCTAGTTTCTCCTTTCTTAATCACAGATAACCGTCATGTACAAGATTTCCATAGCGTCAGTCAAGACAACTGGCAAGTTTACCACGACTGATTCTTTTGTGATACCTTGTGAAATCTCGATATCTTTCGCTTTATACTCCAAGGCTTGCTTTTGAGCAAGTGGGTCAAGGACCATTGTGATGATTCGTTGTTTAAACAACTCACGACCATTCACGTTGTTTGGTACTTTACCGATGAAGTAGTTCTCAAAGATATACTTGACATTGGTGTTGATATTATCCATGGTGCGGACCAGTTTGTTCTTACCAAAGATACGGCTGTGTTCTGCCGTATAGCTAGTAAATGAGTTCACATCTGACAGGATAATCACTTTTTCATTTCGATAAGCAAAGATAAGCTGACCTTTATTGATGAGCTTTTCAGCCTCTGCTTCGTTCTTACGCTCACAGTCGATAGCGCCTGGATAAGACTTGAATGTATTGGATTGCAAGCCAGCCCCTGCATACTTACCAGCTACGAAGTATACACAGTCCTTAGCGCTTAGTTTGGTACCATCGCTTAATGTAACCCCGTTACCAACAGATACAACACCTTCATCATCAGCGTCCGTGTAATCGTTCAATACTGCAATAACTGAACGACCAGCATCACGCCATTTCTTGATATGAGCCGTAACAAGTGCTTTTGTTGCACTTTCATCTGTACCCAAAGCCAAGACACGGAAGTCTTGAGTATCGAGTTTATTTAGGAAATCTTCAACTTCTGAATTGGTTGTAGCTCCATCGGTACCACCTTCAAGCAAGATTGTTTTATCTTCTGTTGTTAAAGTACCAGTCACATTCACATAGTCATTCTTAAATGGCAAGGCCGTGATGATTTGTTTATCAACTTCTTTTCCAAAGAAAACAGTCGTTACTTCAAAGCCAGTCTCGACTTGCTTCTTGAAGATAACGTGAATATGGTTACCAGCCAATCCTTTGTATTTAGCTGTAACGACCATATCTCTTTCTGTTTTCGTTGCCTGTACTCCAGTGTTGTTCACACCATTATAGACAAGGACCTTACCAGTTCCTTTCAAGGCTTCACGAATCGGAATAAGTTCATCAATCGGTTTACCAAATAGTCGGCGGAAATTACTTGTACCGTCAACAAGTGTGAAGGCACCAGGCTCTCCCCAAGATCCAGCAATCATAACTGCTGCAATCGTATTGTCTTCCAAAGGAATAATCACATCATCTCTTGATACGAAATTGATGTAGGCCTTTGGAACTCGTTTATTCTGTACTGTCCATTGTGCCATTAGTTAGCCACACCCTTTCTCCAGTCTTCTAAAATGCGTCTTACTTCTGCTAGTGAGTATGACTGGTCATCTTCCAGCAAAATGTTTAACAAAGTTGCATCATCTTCAAAATACTTGAGTAATGCCTCTTTACCAAATTTATCTTCAGTGATTGGTACCACTGGTTCGGTTACATAACCTACTTCTTCATTCATTTCCATGAGAAGTTTCACCTATCCTTTCTAATATTTGCATTGTCGGTTCTTCTTCAACCCATCGTACGTATCGAGTGATTGTAAATGTGCATATCAAGTCATTGGCATTGTATTCCACCTTCAAATCATTGATAGGGTACTTATCCCCCAAATAACGAAAAGAAGGCGAATTAAACACCATTTCAATCTCTTCAAACTTTTGATATAAGTCTGTTGTTTTTTCGGTGTAGTAATGCAGCAAGACAATAAAAACCTGCTTATCGTTTTGGTTTGCTAACCGCTTCCGAGTCACAGGCTTCACATCTACAATAAAACAAGGTGTTTTCAATCCTTGCTGGATTTGTTCATCATACACCTTGCACCCAAACACATCTTTGAGTTGCTTGATGACGAGTGGTCTAATACTATAATCCACCTAGTTCCTCCTTTAGCCTCTCTTCGATTTGTTGCGTGATTTGTGGGATTTTTTGTTTAATCTGTTCTTCTGTTAGCCTCATCATGAAGCGCCCTTCTACCCAAGGATTGACCAAACGCTTACCAATTGAAGGGACATAACGCCCTACTTGTTGACGGTGTCCGCTTTCGACAAAAGAAGCATACTCCATAGGGTTAAATGCGATAACCTCGTACACGTTTCCGTTTTTGGTCACTTCTATCTTCCATGATTGATTGAGTTTACCAGTTAGGCCCTTTGGTGTTCGCTCCTTAACCTCTTTCAAAAAGGCTAGGCCGATATCTTTAGCAGCCTGCATAAACTCAGAATCAATGATTGCCTGAGCCCGTTCAAGTCGTTTCAAGAACTCTTGAACATCACTATCATCATAACCACTCATGTCGTCTTACCACAATTTCTTGATGTGTGACATAGACCATCGGGTCTTCACTAGTCAAGTATTTAACACCGTCCACAATCAATTTACTACCAGCTTTTATAGCAAATTTAGGCGAACAGAAAATCTTGTGTTCTGTCTTGAGTTGGTGCGCTTCGTTCTGCTCAGTATTCACTAAGTTACGAACAGAGACACGACAGGGGACCTTCTTGTAGACTTCTTTAAACTCTACAAAATCAGCTCCGTTTGGTTTCGTACCCTCGACAGTAGCAAACACATCCATCTTTTTATCATAGGTCCATTCAATACTTGGTGTTGCCCGAGATAGGACATCATTTATATTCATCCTACCACCTCAACTTTCTGAACCGCTGTAACTGGCTCGTAAAGTCTAATAAGACACTTTCGGCCCGTCTAGCAAGGTCTGACTTAGCCAATTCGACACGAGTATCTCCGACGGAAATATTCTTGCCTTGGACAGCTTGGTCAGGATTACAAACAACATAAACCATCTGAATGGCCACAAATCGCAATTCTAAAGGAAAATCCTCACGATTGCAGTAGTTAAGAATGTTCTGCATGACTTCATCGACCACTAAATCTCCTGGATAGCCTGTATAACGTTGTTCGTACAAGTCAATCAAGGCTTGTCTAGCATCTTCATTATGCTTTTGGATTTCTTCAAATGTCATCTTCTCCATCAGCAGAACCTCTCTTTCTACTTATCGTCTTTAGTGGATTTTTTAGATAGTTTTTCAAGTTCAGCTAGAGCTTGGTCACGTTCAGCAACTACTGCTTTGTACTCTTGAATAGTGTAAGTACGTCCGTTAGTCGCTGGCTCTACTACTACATACTCACCATCTTGGATTTCAACCACATCGTAACCATCTTCAAGGAAGGTTACTTTTTCTAGTTCATCAATATCTAGTACACGATTGTCTTTTTTTACTGTTAACATTTTCTATCCTCCTTCTTTAAGGTGCGACGACAAAGGCTAGACCTTCATGTTTAGTCTGGAATAGCAATACATCATCGTAAGATTGTTCGTAGTACAAGTAGTTACCGCTTGAAGAAGCGCTTGGTGCGTCAAGTCCTACAAATTCATATTTTTGTGGCGCTGCCATACATGGAATATGAATCAAGAAGAAATGGATTTGTTTAGCAGTTGGGTCAACCTTAGCGCCATTTGTGAAGTTGTACAAGGTCTTCATACGATCAGATGGAATAGATGGTTCAATAGTCACATCGTCCAAACGACCAATAGAACGGTCAATCACTGTACCTTGGCCGTGGATATTGACTGTACGACCAAATTGCTTGATATTCTTGATCATACGTTTAACTGCTGGTGTACAGAAAATAACACGACCTTCTGCTGGTACTCCAGCTTCGTCCATTTGTTCCATCAACTCATCGAAGGTTGCGAGGAAGTTTTCCTCAGTCAAATTCAATGACTTAATTTGTTTACTTTCTGTATCAAGTGCTTTCTTACGGGAGAACAATTTAGATACCATGAATTTATCCATTTCTGGAACTTTTTCAGTATCGTTGAATGTTTTAGTGATGTTAGCAATCGAAACGACATAGTTACTTTCATCAACATCTGATGGGTCTACTAGTGTTGACCAGTAACGCTCATTGGTCAATGTGTATGTTTCCCATTGGTTTTCATAGTTAGCGTCAATATTCGTAATCGTGCGACGTGTACGGTCTTTACGCCCTTCTTTAATCAAAAGACGCGGCACTTTTACTTCCTTAGCTCCTGTGAACTTCAAAAGTGTATTGGATGGAGAGTTCCAAAGTTTTTGAGTGAATAACAGTCCGTTTTCACTATAACGATTTTGCAAACCTTGTTGGTAAGCCTGTGCATAGTTCAATGTTGCTGGCATATCTGTTCCTCTTTTCTATTTTTTGATTATAGATCTGACGTAAACGCATTAATCATCTGCGTTGTCAGGTCGTTAGCAACTGTTTCTTCTTGTGCTGCCCCTTGTGGCTTAGCACCAGCGATGTGTGGTTCTACAGCCTTTTCTGGAGCAAATAAAAAGCCTTTAGATTCCTTCAAAGCCGTCAACTGTTCATCTAATCCAGTCACCGCTCCGTTGTCACCTAATCCCAATTTAGACTTGTCTAGTAGACTAGACACGATTCCAGCGTCATGAACCTTACCGCTCAAGTGCATTTCAATAGCATGATCTAGTTGCATTGTCTTGAGTTGTTGTTCATGTTCCTTCTGTTGTGTCTTGTACTTGCTGTCCAAGTCTGTGTATTTTTGTTGTAGGTCAGCATTGCCCTCAGCGTCTTGTTTGAGCTGTTTCATGTCCTTATCACGCTCTTTCAACTGGTCTTGCAAGCCTTTGGCATTATCTTCTGCAGCAGACACCTTCGCTTGTAGGTCCTGTGTTGATTTCCCGTGTTCAGACATAACTGCTTCAACTTGTTCTTCAGTCAATCCTAACTGTTCCAAAAATTTACGATTCATTTCTTTTCCTCCTGTACGTTTGTTTAACGTGGCAACGACCACGACATTTTGGTAAAGTAAAAAAGCCTTTTAACGCCATACCCAGGGCGAAAGACACTAGTCGATTTGAACTAATTTAGCAATTCGATTATGTAAGCATCTGATTTTTCGTTGTTCTTCTATGTGTAGCACTAGCTTTGTTGTAATGACGGTTACAGCAATTGTTAGTGCTATTTTTGTATACATCCTCAAGATAATACCTCCAACATATAAATTTAACCGTATGGAATACCGTACGGTTAGAGCATAAGAAAACCGCCTCGATTTCGATGCGGTTAGGTTATTTATTTTCCAGTTGTTTCAGTTTCTTTCTGCATTCAATTCCGACTTTTAGAGTTGAAATGACTTCAAATAATTTAATTATTACGAACGAAATTAATGCAAAAAATATAATCCAACCAAATAAAATTGATACCCAATCCCAGATAAACATGTTTTCACTCCTCTGCTTTTTCATATGTTTCTTTAAAGATATCAGGTTTGCATGGATAAAATTCACCTTGCACACCTTTGATAATATAGTCACCTTCTGTTGCAATCATCAAGCCTTCAAGCGTTTCAATTTTTAAAAGTGGATTGCTTAAATCAGCGTAGTCAATCCGTACTGGGTCTAGTCCAAAATCGCATAGCTCATCTATAGCTTCTTCTGTATCTAAAAACTGCACGGCCTCAATCACTACTGGTTTTTTACGGTATTTCATTTCTCGCTCCTTTCTGAGTACAAAAAAAGCACTTAGATTTCTCTAGGTGCTTAAGAGTAGTGGACGGTGTGCCTGTCCCGTCATCTCATACTATGAAGTTGCGTAGCGACACTATCATCTCTACCTCACTTCTCTTTAGACTAATTATATCAAATCTATTCATTTTTGTCATAGATTTTTTTATTTTTCTTAAGTAGTCTTTTCAGAGTTTTATCAGACACTCTCATAGCTGTTATTATTGAATTGTCAAAGTCTGTATTCGATAATCTAACAACTACATTTACACTATTCTCAAGACTTTTACCTAAAACTAAAATGCTATTATCGTTTTTATGATCTATCAAAATCATATCAGGCTTTTTAATCACCCCATGAACAATTCCCTCTACATCATCACCTATATCAGAATGACCTTCCAATATATGTTCTAACCGTTCGGGTCTCAAAACTATTCTTGAGTTATTAAAGAAATCAAAGTAGTTTAAAACTTTTTCTTCAGCTACTTTAGGTAATCTCTCTTCAAACAAGATATCACTAGTTGTTTTAGAGGACTTTCTAACACCCCTAAGAACGGCTTCCCCTTCGCGCTCCCAACCTGCAAAGATTTCATCCAGAGAACGTTTCTCTTTTGCCATTTTCACAGGGGCGTTATTTAGCAATATATCGAGATACGGACTAATCTGTTCTGTCTCTTCGGCCCTATCAGTCTTATCAGTCTTATCAGTCTTGCCTTTCTTATCAGACTTGACTGCAGGTCTGATAGTAGAACGGCAACGAACATGAAATGGCGGTGCGGTTCGACCTGGTTCATATTCTTTAACAGAATAAACCTCGTGATTTTCTAATCTGCAAATCTCACTTGTACGACTGTCTAATACCGCTACGATTTCGTAGTGGTCGCCACCCAACTCCTTGATAGCATCTAGTGTCGCAAGATTGTTGTAAAAGGTCGTCTCAGTCCTGACAAGCGTACCAGCTCGATGATAGGCAACTCCTGTACGTTCAGCAAGAGCTCTTGCCATTCTATCAATAGACCAGCCACCTGTTAGGCCTTTATTGATTGTATCGCTGATAGATTTATAAACAACTGCATCGTGTCCCCACACATTTGTTGAGAATGTTTTACCACTCCAGTTACTAGCCATCTTATGCTTAACTGCATCTACACCTAATATTGGTTTCTCGATGATTCCAAAATGAGCCAAGTTCTTAGCTTGATGGATTTTACCTTTGATGTAGACGTCACTCAGAGCCTCTGTGACCTTGTCATGTATGCCGTCTGGCTTTCCATATAGTTCAGCCGTCAGACGCTCAATTTCGGCAAGCAAAGCCTCCTTGCGACTAATACGATGGCGATAGCTCAAAGCGTCCAACAGTGGTGTCGGCGTATCAGGATTTAAGGCCATCTCACGGAATCTTTCAAGGGTTACATGCTTAAACTCTCTACGCTCTTTATCTGTAAGATATTGCTTGGCCTCCGCATGAGTCATCTTGTTATCAACTGCATACCTGGCATAGAACTTCTCAATCTCAGAAACCAGCTGGTGTTTATAATCTGCTAAGGATTGACCAATCTGGGCCATATACCTATCAGCAACTATCTGAGCGTTTTGTTCTTGTTGTAAAGCACGCTCAGTCCAGTACTCATCTATCTTTTTCTTGTTCTCGGTCGTCATGATCTTCATCTACCTTTTTGAAATTGGTCTGAGAGTATGGATCTTGTCCTTGTTCCTGTTGTTCTTTCAATCGTTTCTCAACCTCTGGTTGATACCATGGATGTTGTTCACGAATGCTTAGGTCGTCTAAGATGCCAATTGAGTTTACACAATCTTGAATAGCTTCAGACTCATTTGAAATGATGTCACGGTTAAAGACATAAGTAAATTTAGATGAATCAAACGCTACTCCTTTGTTAGCTGCATACTGTTCTACAAACCAAAGAAATTGCTTGATACCTTTTTGAAACTCGTTTTCTAGCTCATTACAGTCCAAATCAAGGTCTGTATAGCGCCATTTAAGAGCTTGGCCACTTGCATTGCCTAGATTATCATCTTGGGTATCAATGGCTCTTGCAGCCTCATACAAGAACTTACGAGAGCGTTCAATATCTGTTTCAACTCCGCTAGTATCATTGTCTGCTTGTAGGGTATCTACACCACCATCACTAGAAACTTTGATAGAGCGGAACTTATTCAGATTATTCATGAACTCGCCCAGGTCTGCGCCTTGATAGTTTTTCAAAACATAAATCAACTTCGGCATATCTGCCAACATATCAGCGTTAGTAGACATTTGAAGTTGAATATTATCAATCAAAGACTTAGTTTGAACTAAAAGACCGTCCTCATACTCGTTGTAGCGGAATGGAATCAGAGGGACTTTCTCCCAAGTATAAGAGATTCGTGTACCGTCTGCGTTGACATAATAAAAATTTCCCTTGGTTTCTTTAGATAGCGGATTGAGTTCGAGGTGTGAACCTGTCCAGATATAATCTGTAATTCCTTGTTCATCGTAGTATTCTACAAAGGTTTTAGTCTTCTTTACACCGCTTTCGTAGACCGCTTGATTATAGACACGCACAAAGGCTGATAATTCCAAATGACGCTCGTCTTTCCAAAAAGGGATAATCTGTTCACTCGGGATTTTAAACAAGCGTAGACGGCCGTTCTCGTCGTAATAAGGCAAGCCATAAGCTATCCCTTTCATCACTGCTTCTTTGCCAAGCGACTTAATCGTAGATAAAAGGTCCTCGTCAAACACGCTATCTAAAAAGTCTTGTGATTTTTCTCCTTCAAGCGAGATTGTTGGTTTTTTAGAAAATAAGTAACCAACCTTCTGGTCTACCAACTTCTTAAACAAACCCAATTCAATCCTTGAGTTCGTTCGCCAGTCAACATCAACCTTCTTATTTCGAATAGCCGTGCGATTTCGATAGTAGTTGTAAGCCTCTTTCATCGTGCTTACTTTCTCAGATGCCTGATGTTCTCTTATCTCAATCTCTAGTATTTCATTTTGGGTTGTATTCTTAATCAACAACCGCCTGATTAACCATTTAAACCAATTACTCAACATTTCTCCTTCTCCTACCAGAATGATATTCCTGGCTGTCTCATATCGTCTTCAAACGCATATCTAGTAGCGTCGATTGTGTGGTCATTTACTTCTTCTAGTTTAGGTTTGGGATTTCCATCACGGTCAACTGCATAGTCGGCACTTTCGAACTCTCTTGCGATATTCGGTGTGCGTTCTGGATCTATCACAATCGCATCCAAATCATCTAACCAGCGTTCTCCATACTCACGGCTATCAGGACCTTTCTTAGCGCCTTGAACAAGCGGAATATTCAACTGCAGTTTTAACTCATCAATCGACTTAGGTTCTGCGCTATCACAGGTTATCATCTGAGATTGATAACCTTTCTCACGGATTCTTTCAGCCAATTCACGGTTGCTAATCTTCACGCCATAAATCTCATCAATAGCATAGATAACACGTTTCTTCTTGTCGTAATGCCATCTTACAAAGGCCAGAGGGTCATTAGCATATCCAAAGTCGTTACCTTGCCGAATGTTATCGAACCTTGCTATCTCCTCGTCTGTAATCTTGCGGAATACCAGATTTTCAAATGGTGCTACACCCGAACCGATAGCCTCGCCCAGATACTCCCAACGATAACGCTTCTCTGAACGTTCTCTCGTGGCCTCTGCTTCTTCTATGAATGCTTGGGATATATATGGGTTATCTAAGTAAGTCGAATGGTGTACGTGGGTGTTAGGAGGCTGTATGACACTCTCATACTTCTTATTCACCCAAGACTGTTTTCTTTTTGGAGGATTGTAAGAGTAAAAGAATTTATAAAAAAGACCATCATCCAATTCTCCACGTAGAAGGGAGTTGGTGATTGTCTTTACTTCATCTTCAGTTTTAAACTCAGCAAGCTCCTCAATCCATCCTATCGCAAACGGAAAACGACTGTCTTTTAAGGATTTAATACGTTCTGGATCTTGTGCGCCACGGAAGATAATATAATTTCCTCTTGGGATATAGGTTATCTTCAAAGGGGACTTATTAATCTTAAATAAATGACTAACCCCTTGCTCACTAATCGCCCATTTCAATTGCTCATAGACTGATTGTTCTAGGGTATTATCTGTCTTACGAATACATACCGCGTTGACTGGATAGCGCATAATCAGTTGAATGATAGTGTGTCCGAGGTCGCTTGACTTACCAGAACCACGCCCTCCCTTTTCAACCACATGTAAGATTTTAGGGTCGAATGCTGCACGCCACATAGAGTAAAAAGCCTTTGGGATAAACTCACTCATTCTACGCTTCATCGCTAACTCCTATATCATCAATGAATTGAACAGCCGAAGACATCTCGATTTCTTTTCTCTCTAAATATGCTCCATTCACTTTGAATATATGATCTAGGGAACGTTGTCTTTCTTCAATCGTCGGAGTAAATTCATAAGTCGTTTCCGATACCTCCACGCCTTCAGCAGTCTTTACAGTTTTTTTAGAATACCCTTGTTGAGTTTCTCCTCTAGCAATACTAGCAGAGATCGCCAAGGCTTCTGCGATTGACATCGAACGTTCGTCAAAAAGTTCTTCAGTACGTTTTTTAATGTATTCAGAAATCTCAACATTTTTCAACAATCTTTGCCCTATGCTATATGCCGTTTTCTCTGAGTAACCCACCTTAATAGCGGATTGTGTTGCGTTTCTACTGATGATGTACTCATCTGCGAATC